AAAATATTCAGTAAGATTAAGGGAGTTTTTAAATTTATTGTTGGGAAGTTTCTATTGATCGGTGCATTGGTTGTTGGTTTAATATCTAGTATGAATATGGATCAACTTAAAGAAGTATGGGGAAAACTAAAGGAAGCTTTTAAAGCAATATGGGAATTTTTAGAACCAATCATCACAACAATATGGGAATGGATTTCAGATACAGCAATTCCAGCTATTGTTGATAGCTTAATGAATAGTTTCAAATCTATTGGAGAATTATTTAAAAACTTAAAAGAAAGATTTAGCGGATTTACTGAGATGTCATGGGTAGAACGAATGTGGGCTATATTTGGTGCCTTTAAAGATATAGGTAGTTTTCTTGGTGATATGATAGGTAATTTTGCAGTCACCGTAGAAAAAATGTTTGGTGGAGATGGTACATGGATAACTGGTATATGGGAAAGTATTAAAGGTTTCTTTAATAGTATAGGAGAATTTCTTACAAACTTATTCACAAATCCAGTTGAAACAATAGATGGCATGATAATGGGTACGTTTGCGTGGATGAAAGATATTGGTAAATGGATATATGACACTCTAATTACTCCATTTGTAGATTGGTTTAAAACATTACTTGATTTTAGTTCTATAGGCAAAACATTAGAAAGTCTCATTAATATTGTTTATATAATACCAAACACAATTAAAAAGTTTTTACTTGACCCTGCTGTTAAATGGGTTGGTGATATGTTTGGTTTTGATACAAGTGCTTTTACTGATTTTAATATCGGTCAATTAGCGATGCAAGGTATTGATAGAATAATAAATTGGTTTGAGGAAAAGTTTGATTTTAAAATGCCTAAATTTTCAATGCCTGAATTTAATCTAGTACAAGGGTTTAAAGATATGCTTAGACCATTACTAGAAAAAGCAAGCGTATTTGTTCCAAATGATTTATTAGAATGGGTACGAGCAAAACCAAAAAAGAAAACGCCAGTAATACCATCTGATACAGTAATACCATCTGATACACGATCAGAGAAAGATAAGAAGAAAGACTTTGGAAGATGGAGTGCGACAGAAGAAGGTAAAGCTTACATGATGAGTTTTAAAGATGATGGGCCTGATGGTAAAGGTAAAACTGGTATAATAGGATCAAATAAAAGACAACACCGTGCATATGCTGCATTTATGGCAGAACAAAGTAAACCAAAAGAAAGTCGTATCCAGAAAAGTATAAATAAAAGATTGATGCATAAGAAGCTTGCAGAACAGCATAGAGCAGGTAAATCAGGTGAACTAGCACAAATCCAAGCAGATGAAGGATTTAGGGAAGGTGTCTATGAAGATACTGTGGGTATTAAAACTATCGGGTATGGTTTTAATTTAGAAAGACAAGGATCACAAGAAGCATTGGATGCAGCTGGAATTAAAAAGTCTCTTGCTGATTTAAAAGGTGGCAAGGTAAATCTTACAGAAGAAGAAGCTTCCAGATTAATGCAAGGGGAGATGGGTCACTTCAAAGGTGTTGCTGAAAGATATGTTGGTACTGCAACATGGAAAAAACTTTCTCCAAATAGACAGGGCATTCTCACCAACATGGCATACAACATGGGTGAAGGTGGTTTGGGACAATTCTCAAATCTTAAAGCTGCTATACAAAAAGGTGATTGGAAAGAAGCACAAGTTCAGATGGCCAGTTCTAAATGGGCAGGTCAAGTAAAAGGAAGAGCTGATAGGTTGGTTGCTCGTATGGGTGCGGATGACAAATCTAATGCCTTAAATTCAGTACAACAGGCTAACCTTGTTGCAAAAGAAACTAAAGGTACATCGCCAGGGTCAATAACTGTGACTAAGGGGGGAGATACTACTATTCATAAAGAAGAAACTACAATGTTGGCAGGAACTGCTGTAGACCTTAACCATCCTCAAAGTACGAGACAAACTACAACAACAACATAGGATAAAAAAATAAAGGGGGAAGTGTACCGAAACGGTTTCACAAGGTATCAGGAACGCGTTCCTAACTGATACCAACATAATATTGGTGTATCACCAATATAATAAAACACTCCCCCCTCTATCAATTACTGCTCAGCTAACTTCTTGAAGTAGTCCAAAGTAGTATCCTCTGGTGCATCAACAGACGCAATAGGGTCACCAGTACTCTCTTCAATCGTTCCAACAAACTCACCAGCATTATCATGTGCAATGACTGTATTGAAACGTGCTTCTAGTTCCTGATAACTCTTAAAGTTTTCTGGAGCAAGAATACCTTGAAGTGAGTGTTGTTGTTTCCACAACTCTTCAAGTTTTCCATCATTACCATCGAATAATGGAGTTGGAGCTGCAAACTCTGACTTATCATAATTTGCATAACCATCAACTTTGCGAATCTTCAACTTGAAATTAGCACCTTCCCAAAAGTCAAAAGGATTAATAGGTGTTTCGTCCTTGAACTCTGGATTCATTACACTTTCGATTTTCTCAAAAATCTTTTTACCGTAACGAAACAAGAATACCTTACCTTCATTCTCTCCGTTCATGCTATCTTCAATAACAAGAATATTACTATAGTAACTTAGCTTACGCTTTCGTTCTCTTGCAATAGTCTTATCAGATTCAACACCAGAATTCCATAGTGCTGTGTTTGCAACTGATACAGGGTCTTTAGTTCCACTAGGAGCATCAGCTCTCGGTGTAGTTAAAGAATTCTCAATGTACCATCCACCTGGCCCTTTAAACCCATGTGTCCATAGACGAACCCATGGCACATCCTCACCTTGAGGTGCTGGAAGAAAACGAATAACTGCATATCCATTACCAGTTTTATCTTTCTCTGGTTTCCAGATACGATCATCCTCATAAGATGGTTTCTCAGCTAATTTCTCAACTTGCTTAGTGAGGTTTTGTAAATTGTTCATGCGGTTCTTCTTTAAATCTTTAAAACTAGACATATGTATTACTCCTTATTACGTTATATTATTAAGTATCATTATTAAATATCATCACACTCATTACAAAGGAAGTTTAGAACTCCGTTCTTTCATCATATTAAGTCCATAAGCTTCTGCTTCGATTTTATCTTTAATCTGCTTATTTAACATCTTGGCAACCATTTCAATTTCACATTCAACATCATTAGTATATTGTAAAATGGCTTCCATGTATGTTATTTGTTTTTCTCTAACCATCCTATCTAGGGTATCATTAATATTTACACTCATTTGATGTCCTTTATAGAATCACATATTCCAAGTTTCTTTGCTTCCTTTGCAGACATATAAACATCTGTCGCTGGTAACAAATACTCCCTGATCTTTTTCTCATTTAAACCAGTACACTTTTTGTAATGGTTCATCATCCTTTCTGAAGTTAGTTCAAACTCTTTTGTTTGTGCAAGCAATTCGTGTTCTTTACCCCAAGCACCCCAGCTCCATTGATGAGACATAATAGAGGTGTTTGGGGTAAGTATGCGATGCCCTTTAGTACCAGCTATAAACATCATAAAACCCGCAGATGCAATTTGTCCTAGTCCAACAGTATGAACTGGAATAGGACAACCCTTCATAGTGTCAATAACAGCAAAGGCAGCGTTTAGGTCACCGCCGGGCGAATTAATTATAATCTGTAGTGACGCAGGTCTAGGTCTTTGCCAACCTTTCGTCAAGATAAAACTAATCAACTCTTTACAAGTTTCTTGAGTTACATCACTCATAAAGAGATATACGCCTTTATCTTCTGGTGAGGGATCAACTTTCTTTTCTTTATCCGACATATCTTTATCCCTTTCCATTGTATTAATACCTATAAGGATCAAGATAAAACACATGATCCCCTATTCTTGTTACCTTTAACATTTTACGATTCCAATATGGGTCAACATCAATTCTATGGTAATGAGTAGCACCATGAAGAAAATCATTGACTTTCCATCTCTGTCCATAATTTTTGATATAAACACCAGGCTGTTCTAACATTGCCCTTGCAATAGTAACGGCAACTTTCCATGCAATCTTATTTTTAGGTTTGTCTGGTTTACCATCACAAAACCAAGAAAAATGACATTTATTTCTAACAACGTGTCCATTTTTCCAAGATGCTTGTTTAACTACCTTACAAATTGAATTCGGAAATCGTTTGCTATTTACTCTATTTATAGTCACAAGAGCAACTGCTATTTGACCTTTAGTAGTTTGGTCACGAGCTTCAAAGTAGATGTTTAATGCCAAACAAGTTGTTTCTTGTTTAGTAGAAAATCCACTAAGCATAAATAAAGATAATATAAGTAATAATAATTTCATAATGAAAAAAGGGGATGGTTTCCCATCCCCTCTCTCTTAGCTACCCCAATATGAATTGAGTGCTCTACGACAAGCAAAGACATCCTTTGCTCCACCAGCAAGGTCACAATCCTTGAAAGCAGTTTGTCCAGTAGCAGGTGAAGTGTAAATCTCTACCCAACGTGGAAGACCAGTTACATCTGCTTCCGCCTTGGTGATTTTACGAGCATTCTTCATACCTACTTTTGGTTGACCAACAAATGTGTTACGCATAAAATAAAATCTCCTAAAAGTTAGACATCAAGTTTCGTGATGAACCATTCATCACTTCAATATAACCATTATAACATAATGGTCTTGGTAATACAAGGAAAAAGTTTTCCTTGTTTGGAGCGGGTAGGGAGATTTGAACTCCCGACAATCACGTTGGCAACGTGACACTCTACCGCTGAGCTATACCCGCAAAATCGGTGAGGGGTTTCTGTTCCCAAGTACCCCTCGGACTCGGCTACTTACTTCTTAAGCAGCGACTGCATACGAATAATCGTTAGCATTTGTGTTTTGAATGGTTGATAACCGAGCCACCATTCTTCTCGGTGTCGTCAATACAGCATCCCTCATCCTGTCGATTCCTTTCTGCCCCGAATTCGGTATAAGGGGAAAATTGGTGGAGCAGTCGGCATACGATAGCCGAGTCCAAAATGTTTCAACTATATCAATTATACGACAATTCTTTTCTTTTCTTCCATCTTCTTTTATGTGATTCACTCATTTTTCTTTTAGTTTCATCAGACATTATTCTACCTGTTGCAGCTTTCTTCATAGCAATACTTGTATTCTTTTTATGTTCTTCTGTCTGTTTATGTCCTAATGAATTTTTATTTCCCATAGCTGATTTGCTCATTTTTCTCTTAGATTCTTCGGTATGTTTCATTCCTGTCCAATCAAAATAACTACTACCCTTTCCATTATTAGGATAATCAGACGTATCAAATAGCTCAGCATCAGGATATTCGTATTTTGTTCGTTCTATATTGAGGATTGAATCGAGTTTTTCTTGGGTACTATAAATAGTATTAGACATGATAGCTACTCCATTAGTTATTGTGTTTAGGTATTTGGGGAAGGTCGCACTTCCCCTTATATCGTTATTTATAAGATCAAACATCTCTCCCTATACAGCAATACTAAGAATTTGTGATATCTCATATATAACAACACCCATACAAATAAGTGCTACTATAAAGATAGCTATCTCTGCCCATTTTTCATTCATATCTCATACCCCCAAGTATTTAAGGATTTCATCTTTTACAACAAGCATATCTTCTTTGTTGTTCACCTGTCTCAAATGTTCTTTAACTTTACTAGGTGTAATCATTCCACACTTAACCATTATATTCTTTATTTGTGTACGTCTGCCATCTAACCATTTTTCTGTTTGTGTATCATTTCTTTCTTTATGCCTTCTTAATTCTTCTTCAGCTTCTACTGTAAGAATTAAAACTTTTGCATCATGGTTTTCCAACAACCATTCTATATCAACAGCTCTAAAAAATCTATCACCTTCAAATATAATATGTTTGTAGTTTTTATGCTCTTGATCTATGAATTCTCTGAATTTCTTGATAGTACCATAACTTAATCTATCAGTACCCCCAAAAGACTCATCCTCATCATACCTACCCAATACCAGTATGTCATTATGTTTCTGACAAGAGAAAAGTTTCATGGGCTCTATATCAAACCTAGAGCCCAATTCACCTATTATTTCTCTCATCAAGGTTGATTTACCCGAACATGGGATGCCACCAATCATAATAATCATTATGCTGCTTTCTCCAATAGTTCAAAATCATCTTCATCAATTTCCAAATATTTAATCATCTGTGTTACATCTGAACCATCATTATTATATAAATCTTGAACACCGCGTCTTAACAAGTTTCTTGCAATAGATGCTGCAGTATAATGTTTGATCGTTTTACCAATTAAATCCTTTGGTATCAAAGGAACAATCTTTTGGGTAATTTCATTACGTTTACCAGCAACAACTATCTCTTTCAGTTTTTTAGTAATTTCTGTATTAGAAACTGTTATCTTATCATCACTACCATTTGCATCTAATAAAGCAACCACACCAAACAATAAATTTACAGACATTGTTTTGGTGTTAGAAAAAACCTCTTGCAAAATAGATGATGCATCAATAATATATCGCCGTGAATATTGGCCACTGCACCAATGACGTTTGAAAAAACCAAACCCACCTAGAGCATAAGCACCATTCGTAGGATTTGTACCTTGCACATCCAAATTAGCCTCTTTAAGTACGTCTAAGATTTTCAAAGCATCTGGATCATCAAAAGCAATTTCAGACTTAAAAATTTCATCTGGTTGCATGGAAGTTTGATCCGCATTTCTGATTTTAAACATTCTTGCTTCTTTTTGCATACAGGACTTATTTGAACTTCTGGAAGGGTGTTTAAAGATAGAACAACTAATTTTCGTTAATCCTGCCAATGCAGCCATAATACAACGGTGAAAACCATCCCATACAAACATTTTACCGTCTGGACGGATAGAAACGTCAACGTGTCCGGCAACATCCTTATCAAAATACTTATATTCCAATAAACGATTAATTAGAGCTTGAATTTTTAACTTCCTTTGATAAGTTAGGTCAACATATAAGTCTGTAAAATTTACTGTTTTACCTTCCGATTCTTTGTAAGACTGTGAATCTCCCAAATTACCTAATGTTGTTTCTTTAAAGTTGTCAATCGAATGTAAAATATCTACAATCTCTTGAATTTTGACAATACCACTAAGGGAATTGATTTTACTAAATGCTTCGTGTTTTTTCATAACTTATTCTCCTATAGAACATTGTGTTATTAATATTTTCACTATGAAAATATCTTAATTGTTAAAACCATTATAACAAATTTACGACTCACATACAAGGAAAAAGTTTAGTTTTTTTCCTCTGTCATATGACAAAGCCTGGTTTTGTAGCTTTGTCATAGAAAACCCTCTAAATTAGGGGTTGAATCCTTTGCAAATCTTCCTACTGCTTTCACTTGTTTACCAGCTGCACCTTTTGTAGCTAACCTACCGTCACAATAAGCAACACAAGTAAATCGTTCACCATCTCCATGTATCTCTGTTACCCCATGCAATCTATTACTATCTGCAATAATAACCGAATTGTCTGGAGCATCTACTGCTACCCTGTATTGAGGAAATGCAAGATAAGCACCTGTATATTCCCCTTTTCTAAAACAACACATTGTTGTCAATCCTGCGTTTATATCACCACTATCAATATGTGCTGACATTTTTGTACTCTGACCTTTATGATATCGGTTAGCAGATAATGTTGTAAATATTCCACCGCCTACCCGATACTTTGGTTCAATGTAAGATTCAGCAAATGTCTTTTGATTTTCATAGATACTTGCATTTGCTTTCTTAAATGCTTCTTCATTCCATTTTGATATTTCTTGTAGTGCTTCCCATCGTTCTGGATTATCTTTAGTCCAGCCAGAAGATTCTATTGCACCTGTAAATCTTCCTCTTTTAAATCCTATCATAACAGAATGGATTTCATTTGCATAAGCAATCATACCCCATTCACCATTTTTATTTTTTGTTTGATATGAATTGGGTGATCTAAGTTGATAATCCTCACCCTCTATTAAACCTTTCTCTTTCATATGTTCTGCAAGAATAGGCCCACTACAATTTGCTCTCATGGTTGTAGTTTCTGTTATTGACATCAATGTATTTCTTACATTGTCATTCGGATATGCATTGGTGATAACATAAGCCAATGGAACGTCTGAACCGTCAACAGAGTTTACAGGTTTCATTATTGCTGTGTCCTCTGTTACAGTTACTACTTCATCATAAGCATTTTCATCTAGGAATTGCCCATTCCATTTTTCAAATGTTTCTTCATAACCATAATCTTTTTTAATTTTTATGTATTTCATTATAGACCTTTATTACTTTTTCATAAATGCTATCAGCAAGATACTTCATACATAAAGGTGCAACCATCAATCCCATCCTTGCTTGTTTCTCATCTATAGTTCCTGTAAGTTTATAATCCTCTGGTAAAGTCATAATTCTTTTAGCTTCAGTTGGAGTATATACCCGATATTCCTCTGGATGCATATGATTTCCACCCATGAACCGAGGTTGTAATCCTTGTTCAGTTAATGAATGTGCAGCCTGATCCCATGGCACAATCCTTGACATATAATAAGAATGTTTTTCATCTTCGGGTTTCAATATACCTTTAGCAATCTGCTCTTTAAACCATGGCTTAACAACATTATCACCAATAGATACTACTTTACCGTTATAATCAACACCCTTCAATCCTTGACATGGCCCAGAGTTAGGATAATCGGGATGGGTATCAAACCCATATATCCACTTACCCTTAGAGCTATTCTTCATCAACTCTATAAGTTCCTTTGCTTCTTCCTGATTATTAGGGTCATCTTTTAAATCTTCAATGGCATCCCTTATTGTTGGTTCATAATCTTCTGGTTCTGGAAATACATTGCTGATATTCATAAAGTTTAATCCAACATCTTTGAGTACGTCATCCCTAACAGATACCATGAATATTCGTTCACGTTTCTGTGGAACACCATAGTCCTGTCCACGCAATACTTTATAAACAGTAGTATATCCAAGTGCCTCAGTATCTTTAATCATTCTTTGAAGATAATCAGCTGCATACTCCATTGTAAGACCTTTGACATTTTCACAAACAATAACCTTTGGCATTGTTTCCTCAGCAATACGAATCATTTCCCAAGTCAAATCTTCAATATTCTTTTGTTTCATGCCGTATGCCATCTTTTCTTTTCCCCAACCTTTTCTCTTTGTACCAGACATAGAAAATGGTGGGCATGGCGGACTTGCATCTAATAAATCCAATTCATACTTTTTAAATCCTGCTAACTC